GTTATCGGCACCCAAAGCGCCTGTGAATTTAATCACACGATACATTCCATCTTGAAGATTTTCCGTACCAGACCCCGGAGACGCTTCACGAACCGTCAGAGTATGCGTCGATCCAGAGAGACCAACCGCCTTATATGAGGCAATCCGATCCAGAATATCAAGATTATGATTGGTGGTGGTCCCCCATGCTCCGGACTGCTCCCCGGAACCAATCTTCTCGATGCCGTAATTCGTTGTGTATGAAGATGCCATGACTTTATTCCTATGCCGCTATTTGTGTCCAGCTTGGCGTTTGCGAGGTGTCTATTGTAGCCCAACTTGGCGTCTGCGAAGGATCTATACTGCTCCAGACCATGGCGTTATTCACCAAACCTTGGGCCGACACCCCCTCTACCGGAACGGTAACGTTTACTTGAATGGAGCCAATGGCACTTGCCGCTGAGACGCCTGCTGGAGACAATATGGAGTTCGTTACTAAGGTCGCGGAGCCAATAGCACTGGCGGCGGATACACCCGTAACCGAGATCGTAACTGGAACGATCACGGAAGCAGAACCTATGGCACTCGCGGCGGATACGCCCGTAACCGAAACCTCAACAGGCAGAGCAACCGTTGCGGAGCCAATGGCACTGGCGGCGGACACACCCGTAACTTCAACAGGAACCGGACTATTCCAGGTTCCTGAGTTCCAGGTACTCCTATCCCAACCAGTTATTAGAGCCATTACGAAATCCTGATTATCGAGTTATTCGCATCGTTGGCAGGGAATTGAATCGTGAAGTCCCCCGCACTCGAAGACTTGTCGCCACCAAAGTTAATAACCGCTACCGCAGGATATGCCGCAGCCGTAGTCGCAGAACCCGTGCTCGCGCCGCTCAGAGTAGAATTATAGACCAAAGCACCTCTGGCGCTGCTGATAGTGGAACTGGACCAAGTACTATCCGCGAAATCCAGATATGCCGTGGGGACAGAACTACTATTGTCACCGAGACCAATAGTGGGGCTGCTTAATGAATTACCCCCCGCAGTATAATTAGTACCGCTAACCTCGTTGCTGGTTGTGTACCCCGTGGTATCTGCGTCAATGGAAGAGCTATTGGTAAACATAGCAATCTTGAACGTATCACCAGAAATTGCACTGGAATCCCCACGACTATGCGCGGTCCAGAAATGTATACCTGCCAGTATCTCTCTTTTGAATGTCCCGCACATTGCGGACGTGCCAACAGCCATTATAGCCTCCTTATAATCTCTGCAATATCGTCATGGCCCTGCTTCTTCATCAAGGCCCAGATTGTCGTTCTCTCGCTCTTCGCCATGCTATTCATATAATAAATCAAAACTTCCCGCAATTTATCCCTATGAGCAATAGCCTGATCCCGTATAACCGGAGGAGCGGAGTCATTGACTATCATAATCTTGTTAAGGGCCATATCCGCTATTTGCTCTGGACTATGACCGGAATCCACCGAAGTGAAGACCGAGACACTCCCAATTTCCCCTTCTCCGTCCACACTCAACATTAGGCCACCGCTCTTCGTACTCGATCATATCTGTATTGATCCCGTGTCTGGAGACCTTCTCCAAGGTTCTTGAGCCACTGGATAGATTCCATAAATCTGTCGTTATAGAATTTGAGAAGCTCCGCTTCCCCCTTCATAAAAGTATACGCCTCCACAAGACTGCCATACAGAAGAGCTAGTTCTGCGTTGGTCCCTAACCAACTTGTTCCGTCCCCACTAGCCGTAATAGACGTGGGACGATAAAAATAATGTAGTTCCATTGTGTAGGTGCTATCAGGAGTTGGAGCCAGAAGGAAAGACGTGTCGTCCCAGTCCCCATAATATAGCGGAGTGCCCGTGGTGGTAGGGTCAGGCGTATAATCCTGTAGCATCGTTACTTGCTTATAGAGAAGGAACTCCTTGCTGGAGGAGTTAATAACGCTTAACGAATTCTGAGACAGAAAGTCGGAAGGTTTGGCTAGATACTGATTTCCAGATGTAGCGGAACCTTGAGAAGATTTGCGGAACACGTCTAGCTGGCATTCCTTCAGGATGCGCTCTTCAGCATTAATGATGAAGCGAGGCAATTGACTGGTAAAGGTCGTCTCGGTGTTATCCGTGTAATCCTGTATCGATGTCTTTAATGTTGTAAAAGTAAAAGCCATGTCATGCACTCACTGTTACGGGACCCGCAGAAGCCGAAGCGCCTCCGCCGTCAATAGTACCAGTTGTTGCGGTTCCACTGCCAGAGGTAAAGGTATAAGTGTCATCGTCTACCTTCGTGATAGAAAATCCATCCTCATCTTCAATGGCACTCTCCGTGAACCCATCGAAAGATTCCACCTTTCTGAACCTTACCGTATCACCGGTACTTCTACCGTGACCCGGTTGAGTAACCGTAATAATAGCCGATCCACTAGCTCCCGTTCTGAAAGGATTTATGGGGAGCAATACGAGAACAGCAGGTTCTTCCCTATCCGGGCGTGGGTTACGCAGCGCCTGAGAATCAGCCGACATCCGTGGAGGAGTTAATTGAGGTTGTTTTGATTCCCATTCATCATAACCAACTAAGAACCCATTCCACTCCTTCCTCATATTGCGTAGTTTATAAGCGGCACCGGAACGATCCGAGATACCCAGGGCGTACTTCTCTGAAGAGTACTTAGCCATCACTAGACCGCACTTATGAAGGTGTACGTTGGAACAAGATTAATGGAAGTTGTGGCACTATCCTGCAACGAAGCCCTATGGAACTCCTCTTCATAAAGACCCTTCAATAACTGGATTTTATCCGGCGCTATCTTCATGGATAGGTAATAAGCAAGACCAGCCGCCAAACACGGGTAAAACCGGAACGGCATCTCTACCGTATTAACAGAGGTGTCTGCGTCATCCATTCGCACAATGCGGTCATAGATAAGCTGGTCCGTGCTATTCTCAGGTGACGGCCAAACCTTGATAACGGGAGTGATCTGCCGATCAACAAAGTATTGTGTAACCCTCCCAGTGCTTGTTTTATTGGGGATGTCTAGATAGGCCGCACGGTCAATGGCGCTTGTAGAAAGATCCTGACTGCTTCGGCGCACAACAGCCGTAAGAACATCAATAGTAGCCTGAACGTCCTCAAAGGAGACAATAGACGAAACGGTAGTGGTTGCAGAGCTAGTGCCCCCGGTAATTGTCTCAGAAGCAGAAAAAGTCCCCGAAGGAACTGTTATAGTCATGGAAGTAGCCGTGGGAGCGCTAATTATAGACGCGGTTGCCGTGCTAGTACCCCCTGTGATTGTCTCACCAATCGTGAATGACCCGCTGGCCCCTACACTTAGTGTGATAGTGCCCACCGGGTATTCAGTGATTCCTATGATGAGATTTTGCGTGACTTGTTTAATGGTCCACTGATTGAGGCCTCTATTCGCCCAATCCGCGAGCAACAAATTCAGGGATCTCCTGGCTGTCCGGGCCTGATATCCTGTCCGTAACTCAAAGCCACACCGTTCGAAAGCTTCTTCTATATAATCCGCTACATTCGGTTCAAAGTCCTTAGATCCAGAAACAGCCATAATAGTTTAAATCCTTCATGCTAGCCCCATAAGGTGCTCTTCACGGCAACTCCCAGATGACCAAGAACTATAACACCAACTGCCCACAATATCCTTTGTATGCCATCTACGCTCTTCTGAATATGCGCTAAGTCGTTAACCTTCAGCGTCTCAACCTTCTGGGACAGAAGGTTGATCTCTCCCCGAAGCTCTAAGATATTAAGCTCATTCTTCCGGTCCAGGTCTGTCATATCAGCCCCTAACGTCAGTATTCTTTCAAGCAATACAGAACTACGGAGTAGCTATCACCACTAGAGTGCCCAACTGTGGTGAACTTGATGTCTCCAGTCTTACCGCTCGAAGCCGCTACATTAGGAAGGCCACTGATGTCAGAATAGTCTAGGGCATCTGAATAATCCGCAGGAAGCTCCGCTGCTATAACGTTAGTCGAAGCATTCCAGAGAACCTTGACGCCCAGCCCAACATTAGAAAAGGACACCTTCTTAAGCCTCACTCCGGTGCAAGCTGTTCCATCTTGACGGGAAGACAAAGCGGAAACATCTACCTTAGTAACGGCAGACTCTCCAGTGCCATCGCTGGTATTGGTACAATAAATCACAGCCTCTCTAGGCCCATCTATCACCGTAGTAGTAGTCACAGCATCAGCCATTCAACCTACTCCTATCCCTTAATCTTACCGGAAAGCACCATAGATTTATGTATGGCGCTTCCTGGTACAGGAAGCTTCTTAGCACGTCTTTTCTCGGTAGGATTCGTAGAAGCGCTCTTCTTAGGAGGATTCTTACGGCTCCCTTTCTTAACGGGCATGGCTCACCTCTATGGCTGCTGGTTGAATTGGACCATCCCAGAAGCCACTCTTTGGGCGTTAACTAGAATATAGTCACACCAAGCAGCATCCGCAGTCGTTGTACCAGACATTGCACAGAACCACGGCGTAAGAGCAGATGTTGGAATATTGGCGGTAGTTGTCACCTTTTTGTCCCGGTCCACATAGAACTCTACCTGCCCGGTCCCCCGGATGATAAACCCAAGCTGACGGCTGTTCGTGATATTGGAGCTAGACTCCGCACCATCTGCAAAATCAATTCCGGTATCGGTTTTTGTCTCAGTTCCACCACTATCGCAATTGGCATAAATATCAGCGGCACCTTCCACCAACAAAAAGCCGACTTGGTTGCTGGCAGTGAAAGGAACACCCGTTGCAAAGGTCCCGTTTTCGGCAAGACCAACGAACATGTCCATATCGTCAGCATCGGCCACCGCAACCCTAGCTTCAAAGAAGATGTTCTTGCTGGCTTCCGCCATAAAGATCTCGTTACCCTGACTTGCGCCCCCGGAATTATCCGTTGAGCCATCACCCGT